CTATCCCTCCTTACCATTATAAAAGCTATGAGTAAAGGCTTTGTCATTGTCAGAAATGATAATATTGGCATCTTCAATTTCAGAATACGGAATATATAATTGATTCTTGTCCAATGCTTTTTTGAAGATTTCTTTTTGTTCTTCCAAAGTTAACTCATTAAAAGTAATAGAACCTTCTTCCTCATCATGTTCTTTTAACAATTCATTAGCTAGTTTTTCTTTATCCAATTGGAAGTTTAAATCAGCATTATTATCTAATGCATCCCATAAGTCAGCTAATCCTACTTTTGTTGATGCTTGGTCAATTTTGTTCATATATGCTTGATTTAATTCCATTAATTCAGCATAAACAAACGAACCTCCACCTTTCCAATCGACGACTTTTGAAATTCCACCTTGTTCGCCTTCAATTACTTTTTGAAGTCTTGGAACAGAAACTGAATTGATATAATCCATCTGTTCAATCCCAATAAATCTTCTATTCATTTTCATAGACACAGATTGAGTGGTTGCAGAACCCATGAAAAAGTCTAAAACTATATCATTTTCATTAGAGGCAATATGGATTATTCTTTGCAATAGTTTTTCTGGTTTTGGCGTCTCAAATAGGTTATCAAACATAAAAGAAGTAATTTCCTTTTTGGCTTCTTGATTATCAGATACTTCTTCTCTAAGCCATATAGTTAATGGTGTTATCCCTTGTTTTACATTGTTCCAATATCTCTTAACTTGAGGAGCACCAGTACCATCTTTCCCCCAATAAATTCTATTCTCATTTATCATTGTTTCGAATGATTCTTTAGAGTATCTCCAACATCTACCTTTAGGAGGTAGAAATTTTTGTTTAGTGTTTGGATTTTCAACTTCAAATACTCGGTCTTTTGTAAATGATTTCACTAAAATATTATCTGATCTCCATTTTCCCCTTCCATCATTATCATCATATTTGTAGTATTGTGCTTGCTTTTCAGTCCGAGGCAATAAATTGGGATTCCAACTTTTTTTATTCTTTGCATATACAAGTATATGGTCATGGTTATCCGTAAACCACTTGGCATCATTTTGAGGAGCATATTTTTTTTGCCATATTATATTATTAATAAAACTATCTCTTCCAAATACATTATCAGATAGAACTTTTAAATAATGACTTTCATCATCATCAATATTAATCCAAATAGTCCCATCTTCAGATAATAGTTCTTTAGCTACTTCAAGTCTATTCTTCATAAATGTTAACCATGTTGAATGATTAAATCTATCATTGTATTTAAATGAATCGCCACCGGTGTTGTATGGAGGGTCAATATAAATACATTTTACTTTTTCTGCAAATCTTTCTTTCAATGAATGTAAAGCTAATAAGTTATTCCCTTTAATAATTAAATTATCTTCATCACTGAAAGTATCAACCTTATGTTCTCCATTAGCATCATATTTTTTTACATTCACTAGTGCTTTTGGTGCTAAAAGAGTATCTATTTCATCCCTTGCAATAACTTCGTTGTAGAAAACTTCTTCTTTCCCAGTGTCTTCTTTCGTCATTCCACCCTCTAGAACACAATCTTTATACGGAAAATCTAAAACTATATCTGTATTATATTGAAGATACTTCCCTTCGCTTGATAGCCCAATTGTATTAGAATACTTTGTATAACTATCTGCCCAATAATCTTTATATCTTAAAATATCAATAAATTCTTGGATTTTAAAAATAACTACATTTCCTGCTTTTACTGAATAGTTTTCTTTGACTTTTTGATTCTTCAATAAGGCCGAAATCAATATAGCGTCATAATTTTTTAAATCTTCAATAACTATTGGTCTTTGTAGTTCATTACCGTCCCAGTAATGAGGAAATTCCTTTAGTATTTTCTTTATTTGTTGCATTAATCGAGTATCCATATTTCAAACCTTAATCTATATTTATTAACTTTTAATATTATATCATTTTATAAATTTTTTGCTTTTACTGTTTGTTAAATACATTATAGGTTTTTTCAATAAAACTACCTGAGGCCGCATTTTACGACTGCAGCATTGAGCCAATTAAATTTGAGGTGGGTTTGAGCCACCTTAAATAATAAAATCCTCTATGAGTTTTAGCCATAACGAAAACAAATAAGTCATAGCCTTCTGTTTTAGGTCAGCGCAAAGTTGCGCTCTCCAAATTAGGGCAAGCAACTTTTCACGTATCCTCAACTATCAGAAATTTAGGAACACAAAAAAACAACTCTGTATTAAGATACTTTCTTGCACTATATTATACCATGCGCATTTTCTGCGACTTTTATTTTGCAAGCTTATTATACCAAATTAGTGTTATTAAATAATCATTTTTGACTTTTTTTGCTTGCTTTAATAAAACATTGAAATCCTTTGGTATCACTGGATTATTCTGTTGTTCAGCACTAAAAAAATAATTTTCGTTCAAATGTACTCTAAACAACTGCCCTTTATGGGATAACAAGCAGTTCCTTTCAAATTTCACACCCCCTTTCTTTTTTTAAAAGTTGTGCAACTTTATTTGTGACTCCATCTACCCTATCCTCCAAAAAGAAATTTATTTTTATTTTGGATAGGGGGGCTATCAAAAAAATTTAAGAAAAATAATTTAGGAATATTTTTTATTTTCATCTTCATTCTCTTCAATTATATGACATTGAGGACAAAATAAACGAATGTTATTAGGATCTGGATCTAACTTAAGCAATGGGTTCTTCTTGATTGGAACAACGTGATGTCTATGAGCTTTCCTTACTCTCGCATGGTACATTGATTTAAGTTTACAGAAGAAAAAGTATCTCCTAAATATAAAGGGATACTCTTCTTAATTAAGGCTGAATACATTTATGTAATTCTTTTGTATTCAGTTTATGATTGAATCATAATCTTTTTAGCTTTATTCATAACTTTACTTGTTCGGGAATAGATTTGACTAGAAGATAATCCCGTACGTTCCGTAATCTCAGCAACGCTTAACTCTTCTACGTAACGTAAACAAAGTAGAGCAATGATATCCACATTTACATTATTAAATAAGGCATCTAGGTTTTCTAAGAGCTTACGCTGTCTAGATATACTAGAAAGGTCTGCGCCAATCTTTCTGATGTATTCTTCTCGCATTGTCTGTGCTTTATTGAGAATACCTAAGAGATAACTTCTTAAGACTTTTTCAGGTTTGCCCCAATAGTATTTAATCATTTAGATTCGCTCCTATTACATTAAGCTAATTAGCTTATCAATCTTTCCTAAAAGAAACTCTTTTTCTTTTCCGATGGTGACACTTGTATCAAGATATAAAGGATTATTTGTTAAACTAATCTCAACTAAATCTGCTTTATATATCGTGCGGATATTTCTATTTAATTTTTCATACTTATATTCAAGGGGATAAAAACTAATTGATACTTTAGAAAGCTCCTTGTTAAGTACCTTAAAAAATGTAGCCGTACCCAGCGTGTCCTCTTTTAATTTCAGTTGGAATCGTAGCCCTAAATCATCTTCTTGAAAGATTAAATTGAAACTGTCGCATCGTCCTATCTCTTGTGATGAATCATGTTCAATAAGCGCTACCTGGTTGTTTTGATTTAGAGAAGTTGTAAAAGCATTTTTATTTATTTTTTCATAGTAGGGTTCGTTAACTTGCATATAGAATGGGTCATCTTTCTTATCTATTTTATTAGATAAGACATTCCAACTAATAGCATATCCGCTTAATATCAGCATACAACATCATAATTTATTTAACAATGAATCAATGCGGTTAAGTACCTTATTTCTTGTATTGTTATTGCTAGGCATCTTATTATGAGATTTATACGTTTTTTGTAAATTCTTGATTCTTTTCAAGAGTTTAACTCTTGTTTGCACATTTTTTACAAGTTCTTCTTGGCTAGAACCAAATTCTTTTCTAATTGAGTGATTTTGATATAAATTATTTTTTCCCATTGTTCGTGCCTTTCTATTTAAGTAATTTATGTTCTGTACAGAATGTCGCTATACGCATATTAATATCCGCTCTCTGAGTCTGGATGTCTTTGGTTGCTCTCAATCTATCTTTAAAGAGTTCAGTGTATTCTGCCATTAATTTATCAAATTCTTCTTTATCATTTTTGTTCAATTTCTTTACTGCGTCTTTATTTAGCATTTAATTCTCCTATTTTTTGTCTGTATTTATATGGTAAATATATATTATAATCGGAAATATTGATAGCCCCTGTAATTCCCTATGTTTATTGGGTTGATAGCTGTTTTTATAAATTAGTTAAAACAACTGTTTTTGGTGGGTGTCTTGCCCTCATTATTTCTCCTTTATTATTCTAATTCAAATCCGATTAATTCAGCGATATTATCCAAAGCGTTGATATTCATATCTGCTAAATCTTTCGCTTTGATTTCTGTTCCGTTTGTAAACCGTGGTACTTCGTTTATATCATCTTTAAACATTGAGTGGTTAAGGTCGTGCAAGTCTTGTATCTGTGCTTTGAGTGCCAACTCTCTATCAGCACTTGATTGACTAAAGCCAATTTCAGGAATGCCCAGCAAATAAGCCAAAACATCTAATTCAACTGCTAGGGTATCAGCTAAGTCATCTATACTTCCCTTACGCTCAAAGACAGCTTCTTTAGCGTGCAATAGCACACGTTTGACGGTGGTGTCAAATTCTTTTGGTTCGTTGTTTTCTTCTTGTTCGTTTAATTTAATTATGCTCATGTTTTCTCCTGTTTTATTATAGTCAGCAATAATCACGCTATTTTCCTTACTATAAAATCTAAATATTTATTTACTTCCTCCATTAAATTTCTGATAAAATTCATTATTTATAAATTCCATCATCTCTTTATAATGAAATGACCATTTTCCAGCGTCAGCCGGATAAAACACCCAACCACCATTTTCTATGGATAGCACTTTTATCATCTCTGGACGATTTAACAATTTTTTTATTGTAGTTCTTGAACGATTTGATTTTTCTACAAATACATCCATACCAACCCAACCATCAAAGTCTTTTTTCTTAAGTTCTTGATATTCTATTTTATCTACAAGAATCTTATCTTCTGGAATTAAAATAGGAATAGTAGCTTTTACTTCAAGTATTTGTTTCATTAGTTTTCCTTTTCAAAATTGGTATAGTTGAATATTAAACTTATTTTTAGAATATCTTTCCTCTTTTTGACTTTGACCACACTTTTTTTGCGTGGTCAACCACGTTTTTACCACGCTTATAATTCGCTCTACTAAGCCATTGACACGCAAAATACGCTTTTTTATAAATTTTCTATAATATAATATTAAAATCAATAAAACACTCTATAATTGGTATACTTAAAATATTAATATAAAATCAATAAAATATTATTTTCTAAAATAAAAAGTGTTTTTTGCGTTTTTTGCGTGGTCATTCCTTTAATACCGCTATTTAGAGCCACTATTATTCCGTGGTAAAATCGTGGTCAAAGTGTGGTCATCATGGTGGCTCATACATTGTTTCTAGGAATGCTGCGACTGCTTTTGATGCTCTGCGCGGATTTCCTATTGCAATTACTCTAAAAGTACGACGCTCACCCTCAAATGTTGGTAATTTCCTTGTAGTTTCAAAATATCCAATAATATCAAGAGCTTCTTTTCTTCGTTTAGGACTTCCAGCACCATAGTAGGTTTCTTTCAAAAGCTTCTGAACCTCATCCGTTTTGATTATTGTCTTGTTACCTTTGATGTGCTCCTCAATAATATAAATTTGTACATCGTCAAAATCAAAGTGATCACTACTGAAGTTATCCATCTCCACTTGCTTAAAATTGAACTTAAATTTATTCTGTCTCCAATAAATAAATGAAGAATATAAAGCAGCCACTCCTGCAAGCGCCGTCGCTTCTCTACTGGTTTCAGATACTCGCTGTTCAGTAAATGCTTCCCAGTAGGGTGCAAAGATTGACTCACGTTCGCTATCAGTTTCCCCTTTAGGACGATTCTTAAAAGCAATGTTCACAGCCCTACTATTCATTTCAGAAGAAAACAAAACTTTTTCATTTGAATCAATAGACAGCACACCAGTCAGATTAATATCCGCATAGTTTTGGCCAATTCCTCGACCACGATATGTACTTTCAGTGGCCAGTATTTTCAAATAACGTTCTAAGCTTTTTCCGATTTCTCCTGATTCAGTCACCAGTAACATTTCTCCGCCATCAAATCCAGCCCAAGCCATTGCAGCCGTTGCTTTATTTGAAAGTTCGTCTAGGTTGACATGTTTTGTATCAAAAATGGATGAAATTACTTTATGACGCAAGCCTTTACCAGTACGTGTCCCAGATTTACTGACAAAGAACCTTGTCTTAGTAATTTCACGACATGCCACTAGCATTTGATAGATTGGCTGTAGTTGCGCATTATGCAAACTATCTGCATCATCTATCACCATTCCTAAGTAATTAGCGTTCAAGATTGACATCTCAATTACATCAGAGAGCTGACAATCAAACACTTTAAAGTAACATTCATTGTCTTTGATAGAACAATTTTTTAAAATTTTCTTTTGATGTAGATCCATTTGAAAGTCATGACAAGCAATAATGGATGCTTTAATTTCCTTAAGAGGTTTTATCTTTATCTGTTCATCTATAAAAGATATAATTTCTACAACCTCACTAGCTGTAAAGTCAGAACGTTTCCCTAATTTATATTCATGAGCAATATCCATCTCTGACAATCGTTTGAATTGTGAGGTTGAAATATCATATAAATATCCATGATGCAAAGCAAGCTTTCCAAATAGATAATCTAGGATCACATTGACAAAACGAGGTATACTTTTACTTGATTTTAATGTAACTACTTCTTTATCTTCTCCATCGTCAGTTTTTTCAGCTTTTTTATTAACTCCACCGTAGAAAATAGATACAGTATTTTGACCATTGTTTAAATGCAAACTAGGTCTTTTGATTCTTTTATTTTCTCCTGTAGACTTTACTGACAGATAAGGATATTCATAAATATCACGATGCAAGATATGAACTAAATCAAGACTTTGAGGAATCTTAGCGCCATCAATGTTTCCAAATTTTTCCCAGGGAAGATTAATCACCTTTTTTAGATTATTTTCTAACCGTTCCCATGCTTTGCGTTGTTTTTCCAAATCTCCGTAATCAGTTTTAACTTCTGTCACTTCTTCCCCCTATTCAGCCAATGAATCCATCAAGGATTCCAATTGACTTTTTTTATACCAAACAGTACGATCTCCATCTTCTAAAATCACCTGCTTTAATCCGTGTGCCCGAAGTTTAGCTAAATATGTGGTTGAAATGTTCAGTTCTTTCAATAGTTCTGCTTGTTGCACGTACGGAAACTCACGTAGTTGCTCAACTCTTGCTTCGACTAACTTATCAACACGATTTAATACTGATTGTGTAAGCTCTTGTTCTGCTTCAAATGATAAGATACTCATGATCTCCCTCCTCGTTTAAGTCTAATATGCAACTTTGGGGCTTTAGATTCATTGACGAGTAATAATTTTCTAACTTCAACACGACTGAATTTAACCCACCAAGTAGGCAGTATTTCTGTGCTTATAACGTCCATTTTTATAAATTTCATACTTTATCTCTTTTCTTAATTTCGGCTTGTTTTTTCAGTTTCCAACTTTGTGCAAACTCATGGGATACTTTGATACAAAGAGGTGCTTTATTTTGATTGAAAATAATTACTGTTTTTTTTGTTTTTTACGCTTTTTAAAAAAACTTGATGTCCAATTTCAGAATTCATTTTTACAGAGAGAATTACAAAATGTTTATTTTCAAAAGTTCGTGCTTTCTCTAAATCTTCTATTTTGAAAGTAGATGATTGCATTTTAAGCCTCCAATTCTACTTGATAACCATTACCCGTAAAAGTAAAAGTGACTACGCTTTTACCATCAAAAAGTTTGTCAGTGACATCATCAACTTCAATGTGGTGTCTCGATTTTGCTAAGCACTCTGTGAATAATAGCTTCGCTTCATCAATGGTTATAAATTCTGTCATTTGTGTTTCTCCTCAAATATGTTATAATTTGAGTAAAGCAAAACTCGTGAAGAGCTTGCCTTACAATAGTTTAAAAGTCGTTTTGATGGGGATCACTTACGGCTTTTTTTGTTGCCAAAAATTCTAGTTTTTCTTTAATGTCATGGTAACCATGACTTTTCCCCGCTTTTGGTAAGCAAAGAAACAACTAAAGATTTCAAGTAATTATATTCTTCCAACTCCTCAACGGTAACTTCCTTATTATCAATTTCAACGTACTGGGCGGTGCGTTATTTAGTAGTCTTTAATGAGCCAATTTGTAATTTTTTTATAAACACTATGCTTTATCTCAGAACTGCCAAGTTCAATTTTTTTTAAGGTTTTAAATGAGATATTTATTTGCTCGCAAGCTTCCTTTTTTGTTAAACACAAATCTGCACGTTTACGTCGAACAGCCTTAGAAATGTCATTAGTAACTATATACATATTCTCTCCTTCCCAACTCCATTTTTTTTGGATATATTTATTATATTCCATTTTTTTTGGAAAATCAAGCGCAAACTCCAAAAAAAATGGAATATGTTTTTTATTTATGGTACAATCAAGAAAAAAGAGAGAGGAAATTTCATGAGTATCACATCAGATAGAATCAAAAAAGAACGGACAAGCAAAGGGTTAAATAAAAAAGATTTAGCTTTGAAAATGGGAATGAAGTCTCAATCAACAATCACCAATTGGGAAAATGGATTAGTAATGCCTAAACCAGATAAATTGCAAAAACTTGCGGAGATTCTAGATGTTTCTCCATTATATTTATATGGATTTATTGACACCAAAAGAGAAGATTACGAAGTTTCCGATAGCGAAAAACGTTTTGATTCAAGAAGAGAAAAATTAATACAGGAAAATCTGATTGAGAAGGAATTATTTAACGACTACATATCCGAAATTACTAGTCTACTCAGTAAATACGATAAAAATAATTTTTCAAAAGAAAATATTACTGCCTTGAGTTGCTCTTTGCAAATTCTCCAAACTATTGAAGTCTTTCAAAGTGGAAATGAACTCCAGGTCAAATTAGCGACAAATGTTTTAAATTCTATTTCAAGCTTACTAAACACATTTAATGATGACTTCTTTGATTTGCATAATATACTTAATAATTAATCCTCTATAATATTTCATGTTTTGACTTTTGCGTACTGGGCGGTGCTAGAAAGACAAATCAACATGAACAAATTAAATATAAAAGAATACAAAACAAAAGGCGGTGAGATTCGCTATATTCTCCGTGGCGCTTATATAGGTACTGATGTGCTGACAGGTAAGCAAGTGCGAACTTCCATTACTGGGCGTACAAAAAAAGACATAAAAGTTAAACTTTCACGTCTTCAAAATGATTTTATAAAAAATGGATGTACCAAAAAACTTAAGATACTAAAAACTTTTAATGATGTTGCTGCAGCATGGTTTGATTTTTATAAAATAAATAGAAAACCAGCAACTGTCAAGCAAACAGAAAAGAATTTAAGGCTATATCTGTTACCAGCATTTGGGAACTATAAGATAGATAAACTCACAACTGCCATTTTACAGCACCAAATTAATATTTGGGCAACAATAGCTAGTAAACCTTTAAACGGTCGTCAGGCACGAAAAAAAGGCGAAATGAGCGATTATAAGAGATTATATACTATAATCAATAGAATTATGAAATATGCTATTTCAAATGGCCTTATTTCATCTAATCCATGTTTAACTGTTCTGATGCCCAATGTCAAAGTAGAATCTACAAAAAAAGAGATTAAGTTTTTTACTAAATCTCAACTTCAAAGTTTATTTGATTATTTAGATAATCAAACTTCTCCTCAATGGAAAATACGGCTATTAAAAAATCTTTTGCCTTTTCTAGCTTCAACTGGTCTCAGAATTGGCGAGGCGGTTGCATTGAGTTGGTCTGATATTAATTTCAAACAGGGAACTGTTACGGTATCAAAAACGGTAAATGACAGCAATCAAATTCAATTTTCTACCAAAACAGAAACAAGTAACCGAACAATAGATATAGATAAATCTACACTAAATCTTTTATCTAAATGGCAGCTTGAAATAAAAAAAGAGTTCCTCAAATATGGAAATCCTAATCAGCCTTTGCTTTTTCCAAATATCAATGGCTCTGTGCTTAATAGTCGACTACTTAGAAATACTTTACTTGATTGTTTTGAGAATGTGGGCCTACCAAATATCGGCTTTCACGGCTTTAGACATACTCATGCTACGCTCTGTTTAAGCGCAGGAATGAGTTATAAAGCTATCCAAACTAGGCTAGGACATTCAACGTTACAAATGACTATGGATATTTATGCTCATCTTGAACCTGAAACAGCTAAAAATGAACTCAGCTTATTTGAGAAATACCTTAATCATTCAAACCAAGCGTAG